CATACAAGAGAAATACAAAATAGTATACAATAAAATATTTGTACTTTATTCCAAGAGTAGTGATGAGTACATCTGTACCTACAATGTAGATTTCGGGAATGTATCTAACTTCTTAGATAATACTATCCTGGTACACAGAAAGAAGGACTCAAATACTCTCTACACTATCAACGCATTGAACACTTTGATCAAAGAACTAAATGGAGGTGTAGCCGATTCAAGTTACAAAGTAGACTGGAATGATTTCAGAAACTGTATTCTTCTAACAAGAGGAAGTGACTTGAAGAGAGTAAACACAAAATTGTTCAAAATAATTGAGCTATAAGTTGGAGAACTAAATAATAGTTCTTACATTAAGTTATATACAATAAGTTTCACTTTAAAAATTAGTTTTGTATGGATTTATCCGCAATTAGAGCTAAGCTGGACTCTATGAACACCTCCGGCCAACAACGAGAAAAGATTGACTACGAAGCAACCTTCTGGAAACCACCACAAGGTAAATCACAGATTCGTATTGTACCTTCTTTCTACAATCCAGACTTTCCATTCCGTGAGTTGTATTTCCACTATGGAGTAGGTAAGTATCCAATGATTGCATTATCAAACTTTGGTATGCAAGATCCTGTAGTAGACTTTGTAAATGAGTTGAAGAAGACAGATGACCGTGACAACTGGTCATTAGCAGGTAAGTTGAATCCTAAGATGCGTATCTTTGCTCCTGTAGTAGTTAGAGGAGAAGAAGACAGAGGAGTTCGTCTATGGGGATTTGGAAAGAACGTTTACAAGACGTTGATGTCTTATGCAGCAGACGAAGAGATTGGTGACTTTACAGATGTAATGGCAGGTCGTGATCTAAACGTAGAAGTAGTTCAAGGTAATCCTTACCCTGAAACAACTATTCGTCCTCGTATGCAAGCATCAGCACTTAGTGATGATAACGCTAAGGTAGAAGCTTGGTTGAAGACTCAACCTAAAGCAGACGATTCTTTTACCAAGTACAGTTTTGATTTTATCAAGAAGCAATTAGCATCTTACTTAGATCCAGAAGCGGATCAAAGCTCACCAGCTCCTGCTGCACCTGTTGAAGTTCAAGCACCAGCTAACAACTTCACAGTACAGAAAGCTACTGAGGCTAAACCATCGACAGCAACAAAGTTTGACGATCTGTTTAGTGGAGATAATGATTTACCCTTCTAAGATAAAATTTAATGGCTAAGAAAAAGACAGAAGTAAGTAAAGCCGCATCTGCGAAGATCAAGTCAGGCTTTGACTTAAATAGGTTCAAAAAGAACAAGAGGTTGAGTAATGCCTCTGTAAAGTTCAAGGAACAAGGATGGATACCTGTATCAAAGGCATTCCAAGAAATCACTTCTATGCCCGGTATCCCACATGGTCACATCACATTGTTGAGAGGTCATTCTGATACAGGTAAAACTACAGCCTTGATTGAAGCAGCAGTAAGTGCCCAGAAGATGGGTATCTTACCTGTCTTCATCGTAACTGAGATGAAGTGGTCCTGGGATCATGCTAAAGAAATGGGTCTTGAGTTTGAAGAGGTAGTAGATGAGACTACTGGAGAGATTTATGATTACGAAGGTTTCTTTATTTATGCAGATAGAGGTCAACTAAATACTATTGAAGATGTAGCTGTGTTTATGGCTGATCTTATGGATGAACAGTCTAAAGGTAATCTGCCTTATGATATGTGTTTCTTCTGGGATAGTATTGGATCTGTACCTTGTGACTTATCAGTACGTTCTAATAAGAACAATAACGAATGGAATGCAGGAGCAATGTCTACACAGTTTGGTAATAATCTGAATCAAAAGATTCTATTATCAAGAAAAGAAGGAACTCCTTACACTAACTCGTTAGTTGCTATCAATAAGGTTTGGACTATGAAACCTGAATCACCAATGGGTATGCCTAAGTTACAGAATAAAGGAGGTATGTCGATGTGGTATGATGCAACGTTAGTAGTAACGTTTGGTAACATTACAAACCCTGGTACTTCTAAGATCAAAGCGATCAAGGATGGCTTACAGGTAGAGTTTGCAAAACGTACTAATATTCAGATTGAGAAGAATCATATCAACGGTATTCAATCCAGAGGTAGAATAGTTATGACACCTCACGGTTTTATTCCTGATGATAAGAAAGCAATCGACAAGTACAAAGATCAGCATAAGGACAGATGGTTGACCTTATTAGGATCTGTAGATTTTGATTTAGTAGAAGAGCCTGAAGTTGGAGAAGATCCTCGTGAAATACCTCCAGCAGCAAATGAATAAAGCTCAACAACTAAGGTTATTAGGTAACATACAGGAGACACCGCCAGCCCTTTACAATGATCATACTTTGATTATTGATGGACTAAATACATTCATCAGGAGTTTTACTTTGGTAAAGAGTATCACACCAGATGGACATCATGTAGGAGGTTTATTAGGGTTTATGAGGAGTCTTGGGTATGTTACCAGAACCATCCAACCAACCAGAGTGATTGTAGTTTTTGATGGAAAGGGTTCTTCTCAATCCAGAAAGAATGTTGATTCCAACTACAAGGCACAGAGAGAGGGAGTGAGGGTTACAAACTGGGAGATGTTTGATAACAAAGAACAAGAGTATGCATCTATGGGCGATCAGTTAGATAGACTCTATGATTACTTAGAATGCTTACCAGTCCAGCATCTTACTGTTGATAAGGTAGAAGCAGATGATGTTATTGCTTACATAGCAAACGAAGCAGATAGAAAAGGTAACAAAGCAACTATTGTATCTTCAGATAAAGATTTCCTACAGATAGTTACTAAGAATGTAAATGTGTATTCTCCTATCAAGAAGAAGTTCTATGATCCATCTATGGTGAAAGCAGAAGTAGGTATGTTACCTGAGAACTATCTTGTAGCAAAGAGTTTACTAGGAGATAACTCTGATAACTTATCAGGTGTAAGAGGGTTAGGAGTAAAGACTCTATTGAAGGAGTTTAACTATCTTGTAGAAAGACCAGGAGTCACCTTAGAGGACATCTATGAGACCTGTGAGAGAAAGATAGATGGAAAGAAAATCTTTGCATCAATACTCCAATACAAACACAGGGTAGATACTAACTATGAACTAATGAATCTACAGGAACCAACTTTGACTGATTATCAGGTAGAGGAGATAGACAGTGTAATATTCAATAAACCTAATCCTTTGAATGTGATGGCATTCCTGTACTTATTAGAACAAGACAAGGTATCAGGAATAACTAAGAACACAGAAGGTTGGTTAGAAGTTTACAGGCCTTTAGCAAACTTTAGTGTCAAATAAGTTGGATTAGAAAGGAAAAGGTTTTATCTTAAAATAAAAGTTATATACAGTGACGTTACAGAAACTATCAGAATACGGAAAAGGATTTCAAATAAAAGTAATAGGTGCCCTACTTACTGAACGGAAGTTCTTATTAGATGTAAGAGATGTCCTCCAGGTGGGTTACTTTGATGCAGAAGCACATAAGTGGATTATCAAAGAGGTAGTACAGTATTTTGATAAATACAATACTACTATCACCATGGAGGTTCTAAAAGTAGAGCTTCAGAAGTTAGAGAATGATATTCTAAAGACAGCAGTAAGAGAAGAGTTGAGACACTCTTACCAGGCTACTAAAGAAGACTTAGAGTACGTTCAAGAGGAGTTTACTACCTTTTGTAAGAATCAAGAGTTGAAAGCAGCCTTATTAGAATCAGCAGATTTATTAGATGCAGGAAACTATGATGCTATTAGGTCCAGAGTTGATGCTGCAATGAAAGCAGGAATGAGTAAGGACATAGGTCACAACTACAATAAGGATATTGAAGTTAGATACAGAGAGGACTACAGACCTACAATCCCAACACCATGGCCTATTTTCAATAACAACTTCCAAGGTGGTTTTGGACCTGGAGATTTAGTCATTGTATTTGGTAATCCTGGAGGAGGTAAATCTTGGACTATGGTAGCTGCAGGAGCACATGCAGTGCAGTGTGGTTACAATGTAAACTACTACACCTTAGAGTTAGGTGAAGATTATGTAGGTAAGAGGTTTGACTGTTACTTCACTGGTTATTCTATTGAAGAGGTAAATAATCACAGAGAAGAGGTAGAGAAGAAGGTACAAGAGTTACCTGGTAATCTTATTGTAAAAGAGTATCCTCCTAAGGGAGCAGGTATCTCTACTATCAAAGCTCATATTCAGAGATGTATTGACCAGGAACATAAACCTGATCTGATTATCATTGACTATGTAGATTATTTAAATACTCCTCAGAAGGGTAAGTTCGGAGAGAGAAAAGATGAGATTGACGATCTCTATGTAGCTTCAAAAGGATTAGCTAAAGAGTTAGGAGTACCAGTACTAACACCTTCACAAGTGAATAGGATGGGAGCTAAGGATCAGATTATTGAAGGAGATAAAGCAGCAGGAAGTTACGATAAACTTATGGTAGCAGATATCGCAATATCTTTATCCAGGATGAAAGAAGACAAGGTAAACGGTTCCGGAAGGTTCCATATTATGAAAAACAGATATGGACTAGATGGAATGAGTTATCAAGCAGCAGTAAACACGGATAATGGTCACATAGAGATATTAGGTGACTTAGATCCAGACTCTTTAGCAGATATGACTTCTACAGGAGCTCCTGCACCTACTTCTATTCCAGGTATTGATTCCTTAGATAAGAAGTTATTAGCTAAAAAGTTTTTTGAATTAGAGCAACAGAAGTAGGACCTTGATCCTATTTATGTCTACAGCCTCTAGTATCACACCTGGAGGCTGTTTTTGTCTAACAGTTTATCAAATATATAGAGTATGAGTATATTACAAGAAAGAGTGGTTTACAAACCATTCGAGTACCCCGAGGCACATGATTTTTGGTTGAAGCAACAACAAGCACATTGGATTCATACAGAAGTACCAATGGCAAACGATGTAACAGACTGGAAGGCAAATCTAAAAGATCATGAGAAGAATGTAGTAGGTGGTATTTTGAAGGGATTCGCTCAAACAGAAACAGTAGTAAATGATTACTGGACTGGTCTTGTAACAAAATGGTTTAGGAAGCCTGAGATCATTATGATGGCTACTACCTTTGGAGCATTTGAAACAATCCACGCTGAAGCTTATTCTTTATTAAATGAGCAGTTGGGTTTAGATAACTTTGCTGAGTTTTTAGAAGATGAAGCAACTGCAGCAAAGATTGAGAGTCTAATGAATGTAAGAGATGGTCATGATGGAGAGATTGACTACCACGAAGTAGCAAGATCATTAGCTATCTTCTCAGCGTTTACAGAAGGTGTAAATCTCTTCTCTTCTTTTGCAGTGTTATTATCTTTCAAGATGAGAAACAAGTTAAAGGGAGTAGGTCAGATAGTAGAGTGGTCAGTTAGAGATGAATCTCTACACAGTAATGCAGGGTGTTGGTTATTCAGACAGTTGATGACAGAGCATCCAGAGTTGAAGACTGATAAGTTGATTCAAGAGATCAGAGAAGCAGCTACTGCTGCCTTAGATTTAGAGTTTAACTTTATTGATAAGATCTTTGAGATGGGTGATTTAGAAAACTTGACTAAAGATGAGTTGAAGAACTTTATCAAGCATAGAGTAAACACTAAGATGGGTGATTTAGGATTGAAACCTTTGATACCTTCTTCTGAGATTGATAAAGGTGCTCTAAACACAATGCTCTGGTTTGACAGTGTAATAGCTGGCAAACAACACACAGACTTCTTTGCTGGAAGAGTAACAAACTACAGCAAGGGGCATATGGAATGGGATTCAGCTTCAATATTTTAAACAATAGGTTATGTCAATGCAAGTAGATTACAGCGAATGGATCGCTGGTAAAGATTATCCTGAATGGATGAGTGAGATCTCTTTAGCAACTGTATCTAAAGGATACATGATGCCAGGAGAGACTCCAAAGAAAGCCTACAAGAGGGTAGCAGATAGAGTAGCAATGAGATTAGGCAGGCCAGAACTATCTGCTAAGTTTCAGAGGTACATTTGGAAAGGATGGTTAAACTTAGCTTCACCTGTTTTATCTAACACTGGAACAGATAGAGGTTTACCTATTTCATGTTTTGGTATTGACACACCAGATAGTATTAGAGGAATAGGTCTTACAAATGCGGAGTTGATGAAACTCACTTCTGTAGGAGGAGGAGTAGGTATCTCACTTTCTCGTATTAGAGGAAGAGGAGAGAATATTGGTAAGGGAGAAATAGGTCACTCAGAAGGTGTAGTACCTTGGGCTAAGATTTATGACTCTACTATTATCGCTACTAATCAAGGAGCAGTTAGAAGAGGAGCAGCATCGGTAAACTTAGATATTGACCATGTTGACATAAAAGAGTTCCTACAGATTAGAAGACCTAAAGGAGATCCTAACCGTCAGTGTTTGAATCTACACCAGGCAGTAATGGTTGGTGATGACTTTATGCATAGATTAGAGAGAAGAGATCCAGAAGCAATGGAAGTATGGGTTGAGATTCTAAAATCAAGAGTAGAAACTGGAGAACCTTATTTGATGTTCAAGGATAATGTAAACAATGCTAATCCATTAGCTTACACTAAGAACAATCTCAATGTAAGTATGACTAACATCTGTTCAGAGATTACTTTACATACTGATGAAGAACATAGTTTTATTTGCTGTCTATCTTCTTTGAACTTAGCGAAGTATGAAGAATGGAAGAATACTGATTTAGTAGAAACTGCTATTTACTTTTTAGATGGAGTAATGGAAGAGTTCCTTTACAAGACTAATGGTAAGGAATCTATGATTAGAACTTATCGTTCTGCTAAAAAGGGTAGAGCATTAGGATTAGGAGTATTAGGATGGCATACTTTCTTACAATCAAAAGGATTACCTTTCAACTCTATTGCATCAACAGCTTGGACTAATACTATCTTCTCTCAGATTAGAAATGAAGCAGAAGCAGCATCCAGAAAGTTAGCTGAAGAGTATGGTGAACCGGAATGGTGTAAAGGAACTGGAATGAGAAACACTCACTTACTAGCAATTGCACCAACAGTGAGTAACTCAACTATTTCAGGAGGAGTATCAGCAGGTATTGAACCTATTCCAGCTAACATCTACACTTTCAACTCCAATAAAGGAACTTTCATTAGAAAGAATCCTGTATTAGAAACTTATTTAGAAGATAAAGGACACAATACTGAAGAGGTATGGAAGGTTATTTTAAAGGATAGAGGATCAGTAGCAAATCTACCTGAGGATATTATGCCAGTAGAGGATAAGGAAGTATTTCTAACCTTTGCCGAGATCAATCAGTTAGGATTAGTAGAACAGGCAGGTGTAAGGCAGAAGTACATTGACCAGGCTATGTCTTTGAACTTAGCATTTGATCCTACTGACAGTCCTAAGTTTATTAACTTAGTTCATCAGACAGCATGGAAGTTAGGTATCAAGACCTTGTATTACTTGAGAACAGATTCAGTAATAAATGGAGATATTGGCAGTAGAACTTCTGAAGACTGTTTGTCTTGTGACGGTTAGGGTAGTAAAATCTCTTCTATTTATTAAAAACAGTTAATAGTATGAACAACTTTGATTTAAAAAAGTTCTTAGTAGAGAACAAACTCACTTCTAACAGTAAAGTAGAAGAGGGTACCTTCGACCAAGGAGAGATTGCCTTGTATTTAGGTCCTGCTGGACTAACTCACATATTTAAGAGAGGTTCAGGATATTACGGATACAATGACGAGTTTGATTTTGAAGCAGCAAATCAAGAAGAACTAGAACAAGAGTTGAGAGGTTACGAACTTATTGCAGGTTCCTTAGAAGAAAATAGAGACCTAAATGACCCTATTGCTATGCGTCTAAGAGCTGCCCAGACTAAGTTAGCTAAAACGAGAGCTGCAAATGCAGGTGGTGACGGTAATGATAAGTACTTTGAAAAATCTACTAAACTACATGCTCTCAAGAAGAGACGTAGAGAGATCCTAAGTAATATGGAGCAAGAAGCTGAACCAGAAGGTGGTCCTATTGCTGACCGTTACGGTGATATGCTCAATAAGATTGATAAAGCAATCGCTCAGCTACAAGGTACTGAGAAAGAGTTCAAACTAGCAGAAAATGTAACTACTACAGTCTGGAGTAACTTATCCTTACAGTTCCTAATAGACAATAAGGTAAGGTATGTAAAAGGACTCGGAGTAAATCGTCAGATAGACTGGCATTTGATTGAGAAGGGATTTAGAGGAGCAGAAGAAAAAGCTTTAGGTCAGTTAGATAACTGGAAAGCTTCAATGGAACACAGTTTAGGTATTGAACCTCACGAAGAAGTAAAGATAGTAGGTGGAGTACTTACTACTGATAAGATTGATCAAGCTGATAATGAAGCTGCTTCAGCACAAGCATCAGCAATGAAAAAAGGTGGATTTTCAAACAGCTAACAATAAAAGATTGTGAGTTAGGTTTCTGTAATAGGTTTTCTATTTATTAAGAACAAACAACTACGTAGATGGCAACAATTATTAAGTCTTACAGGACAAGGGAACAGGAGAGAGACGTTCGTAATCAGAAGAGAGCAAAGAATCCAGTTCGTGGAAGTTCTAACTCTCTTGAGGATTACCCTTATGGAGCAGCACCTCAACAGTTACCAGCAACTGCTAAGTCAGGAAGAGGTGGAAGAAGTCAAGGAGGAGTCAGTGCTATTGATCCTGCTACCTTTCTTATCACTGAGACCTGGGCAAAGCTTATCACTGAAGATGGATACTTGATAGCCTCAGATGGAAAAAACTTTATTTACTACTCACAATCATAAACACTAAAAAATGGCAGTCACTAAAATTTCTGAATTAAACAGTACTACCTCTCTAACTGATGCAGCAAAGATTCTTGTTGTTGATGGAGGTACTACTAAACAGATTACTTACTCTAATTTAAAGGGAAGTAATGTAAACTCAGGAGAACACAGAGCTTCGACAGTCTACTCAGCATCCAATGCATCGAATGCAGTCCAAGCACAGACTGCTTCATTTGTAGAGTTTGCAGATGTAGCTAACAAACCAACCTTAGTATCTTCTTCAGCTCAAATTGCAGAAGACATTAGCGGTTCATTTGTTGAAGCTTCTTCTTCTCTTGCAAGTAGAGTTGAATCTTTAGAAGCATTTGATGCAGCTTTAGACGCTACTTACGCAACTGATGCTCAACTAGAAGCAGAAGCATCAGCTATCAGATCTGAATTTGCAGCAGCAGATGCAGTAATCGATGGAACAATCACAACACTTGAAGCAACACTCACTGCAGAGGATGTAGCAATCAGATCAGAGTTTGCAGCAGAGGATGTAGCTATTAGAGCAGAATTGTATTCAGCAACAGCTTCTTTAGAAGTAGCAGATGCAGCCTTAGGAGTTAGAGTAGATGCTTTAGAAGCATTTGATGCAGCATTAGATTCAACTTATGCAACTGATGCTCAACTAGAAGCAGAAGCATCAGCTATTAGATCAGAGTTCGCATTAGAGGATGTAGCTATTAGATCTGAATTTGCATTAGAGG